TTGCCCGTCGGCGGACAGGGCGGAGAATAGGGTAGGAAGAGCGGTGGTCAGGGCAACGTGGAATCGCTCACCTTGCGCTTATCAACGGAAGAGCCTGTGCTTTGACCGCGAACGGCTGGCGTTCCTTGCCGACCTGGCGGCCTACTGTTACGAGTTTAAGGAATCGATGGCCCGGTTAGAACAGCACCACCGCGAGACTTGCACCGACCCGGAATGCGAGGTGGCGGTGTGCCAATATGACCGCTATGTCAGGGAAGTGATAGCGCGCGAGCGGGAGCTTAACCGACAGGCACTAGACCAACTCAAAGCGGAGATGAAAGATGCCGGTGTCAAAGAGACCGCCGTGGACGCAGGCGGGCAAGGACTTCGCCCGGTACTTGAAAGAAGAGGAGGAGCGCGAGCGGTGCGACAAGGAAGCGCAGAGGCGGGCCGCACTTGAGAAGTTCGCCGCCGGGTTCCGACGTTCGCGCAAGGGGAATCTGTGGTGCCGGGTGATGCATGAGAGTGCCTACGGGCCGCATGAAATGACCCTGACCGTGTTCCCGTCCAAGAACAGCGGCTTTGATATCTGTGTGGCCGACCGCGACGGCCCGCGGTTCATCTACGGCGGTTTCGCGACCGACCGGAAGGCGCTGGAACTCCTGTTCGACACACTTTCGGCCAGCGGGCCGATGGTGCCGTCGCCATGCCGGTGAGCAACAGGCGACCACGGTTTACCGGCTGGTATCGCCCACTCGGCGGCGGACCGGGCCGCCTTGGTGGCGGGCTGGCGGTCCTGCGCGAGGGCGAGCGGCTGGATCGTTCCGGGGTACGATGATGGACATGAGCGACACGAGCGACCCAACCATCCTACCTTCCCCCTGGGAACGCCAACCGGGCGAAACGGCCAAGAGCTACGGGGCCTTTTGTGTCTTCCGCGACCTCGGCCCCAGGCGGTCCCTGAGCGAGTGCTGCCTCCGCTTCTATGGCGAAGGTAGGGCGAACCTAGCTCAAATCTCCACTTGGTCCGCCAAGTTCCGCTGGGTCGAGCGCTGCCGGGCCTGGGACGATCACCTCGACGCCCTGGCCCGCCAGGAGCAAGAGCAACAGCGTAAAGAGATGGTGGAGCGGCACGCCAGCACTGCTAAAGCAGCCGTGGAGAAGGCCGCCGAGGCAGTGGCCAAGATCGTCCCCGCGGATTTGAAGCCCACGGACATTATCAAGTGGCTGGTGGAGGCCGCGAAGCTGGAGCGGTTGTCGCGCGGGGAGCCCGAGACGATCCAGGAACAGCGGGGGGAGAACCATGTCACCATCGACATCTTCCAGCAGGTCGAGCAGTACGCCACCGTCCTCCAGTCGCGTAGAGAACAGCAGCAGCGCGAGCAGCGACTACTCGCAAGCCCTGTTCCTGGTGACGGTGCTGCAAAACAGGTGGATACGCCACCAGCCAACGGCCAAGCAGGCGGAGTACCTGATGCACGCTGAGGCGCCGGAGGCCCTCTACGGCGGCGCTGCCGGCGGCGGCAAGAGCGACGCCCTGCTGATGGCTGCCTTGCAGTTCGTGGACGTGAAGGGATACGCTGCACTCCTCTTCCGCCGGACCTACTCCGACCTGGCCCTCCCCGGCGCGCTGATGAGCCGCGCTTTCGAGTGGTTGGGGGGCAGCGCGGCGCGCTGGACGGACACGACGAAGACCTGGACGTTCCCGAGCGGCGCAACGCTGACCTTCGGCTACCTCGACACGGCCAACGACCGCTTCCGCTACCAATCGTCAGAAGTGCAGTTTGTCGGGTTCGACGAATTGACGCAATTCAGCGAAACGGACTACACCTATCTGTTTTCACGGCTGCGGCGCCTCCAGGGCTCGCCGGTCCCGTTGCGGATGCGTGCGGCGAGCAACCCCGGCGGTATCGGCCATGCCTGGGTAAAACGCCGGTTCCTCTCCGCTGACGGCGGGAGCGCCGGCCGTCTCTTCGTCCCGGCCCGTCTGGAGGACAACCCCCACCTGGACCAAGAAGAATATGCGCGGGCGCTGATGAACCTGGACCCCTGCACGCGCCGGCAGCTGCTTCATGGGGACTGGTCGGAGTTCCAGGGCAACCACTTCCACCCGCATGAATGGCCGCGCTATCAGCACACAGGGGACGCCTACGTCCTCGATCCCCGCAGGATCGTCCCGGAGCGCGACGTATGGCGGTTCGCCGTGGTCGATCCGGCGACGGATGCCAAGAAGTCCGCCGACCATACCTGCATCATGGTCCTGGGTGTCGTGCCCGGCGGAGACCTGCTCATCCTGGACGTGCTCCGCCGCCAGCTGGACGTGGGCGACATCGTGCCCGCGCTCGCGGAGTTGTGCCGGCGCTGGCAGCCGTCGTTCGTCGGCATGGAGAGTGTCGCGTTCCAGCGGTTGCTGATCCTGGAAGCGGCCAAGCATCCCGGCATACCGCCCGTCCACGAGCTGAAGCCCGCGGGCAAGGGCAAGCTGGCCCGCGCGGTGGGCGCGATTGTGACAGCGGAGCGGCGGGAGATTCACTTGCCCGAGCGGGCCGGCTGGCTGGAGGATTTCGAGACGGAGTTGGGGGCCTTCGTCGGGGTGAACGATGCGCATGACGATCAGGTGGATTGCATCGCCTACGCGGTCGGGGCGGCCCTGCTCTACGCCGAACCGGCGGAGGACTTCGAGCCGGTGCTCGGCAGTGCGGGTTATAGCGACCTGTACGGCTGGAGTGGTGGCGGCTTTGACCCGAGCCCGCTGTACGGCCGCGGCGGCGGTCCCCCTGGTGGAGGTGTGTGGTAGGGACAGGCCCTCGACCTCTCATCCCCTTGACCCGTCTGCCCTTGCCAGGCCCTCCGCGACCTGCGGCGGTACGTCCCCACGGTGATCGTCCGGAACGCGGGGCAGGTGAACGTCGGCAACAGCAAGTCAACGCCGTTGCCGGCGGCTGAGAGTCCGCGCGTGCTGGACGCGGGCCTGCGCGCCCTGCCTGTGCCCCCGGCGGGCCGCGCCGTCGCTAGAGGCTTTACCGTCTTGATTATCTCTCCCAGGGTTCCTTCATTTCAACCAGTCGAGCGGTGTGCGCCAAGCACAAGGGACCGAATGTCGGCAAGATTCCTTTGCCCCAAAGCTCCCCACGTGGCGCTATCGGCATCAACAGACCAGCGCGTGGCGCGATACTCTCCCCAGGATAACGGTGGGGGCGCAGCGTCGCGGCGGATCGCACAGGCGACATCTCCCACCCGGCCCGCTTCGTCCTGGCAGGCGACTCCGGGCGGCACAGTCACGCAGCGCTCCCAGGCAGGTCGGGGTGAAGCGCGACGCCGTAGCCCAGTGGGAAGCCGACGTGCGCGAGCCGGGGTGGTCAAATGTCGTGGCGCTGGCGCAGGCCCTCGGCGTCAGCTGCGATGACTTCCTTCAGGCGCCGGCCGAGCCACACCTGCCCCAGAGGGGCAGGCCGCCGAAGCCTGCCGCAGAGCAGGCGGGACAGCCGGCCCCGAAGCGGCCGAGGGGCCGGCCTCGGAAGAAAAAATGAGCCGTCGAGACACAAGGATGCGCTACAGCAGAGCTACAGCAGCGCCACCCCCGCGCCACCCTTGCGGTTGGGCTGCCCTCGGTTACACTGGCCCTTGTCCAGCGACCGAGGCTACCGGGGATGGCCGAGGCCCTAGGCATGGATTGCCCGGGATACCTCGAAGAGCCCGCAGCGCGCACGCAAACAGGCAGGGGCCGACCGCTAAAGGCCACGGCGGAATGCTCGGGAAGAGAGCAGGGAGGCGATGGGACAGCGGCACGAGGCCGGCGGCGCGGTCGGTCCGCGCCGCCAAGAAAGAGGATTAACTCGGTGACAACACGGCACATTCACGGGAGGGCAAGCATGAACAGGTTTCAACTGCGCACGTGGCACTGGTCTTGCCTCGTGCTGGCTGGGAGTCTGGTGATCTCTTCAACTGCGCCGGCGCAGAAACTCAAGGTCGAAGAGGGGAAGAAGACTGTCAACGGCGTCGAGTTGTACTATAAAATGATAGGGACAGGCGACACCATCATCGTACTCCATGGCGGACCAGGACTGGAGGCTCTTCCGTTGATAAGCGCAAGGTGAGCGATTCCACGTTGCCCTGACCACCGCTCTTCCTACCCTATTCTCCGCCCTGTCCGCCGACGGGCAA